TCCCTGAGCGTTTGCGGCACAGCCAACCCAAATGAGGTCAGGTTCATCGTATTTTGATGCCCGCGTGCCTCCATAAATGACAGGTAGGCATGGTAGAGGTAACGGCGCGGATTGGCCGGCCTGATATTGCCGTTCCCCATTAACATGCCCACCGGGGTACTCAGGGTCGTCAGGTAGCCACAGAAATCCATTAGCGGGTCGGATTGCCGCTTAATGGCTAATGCTTCCTCTGAACTCTGCTGAGCCTGTAGCAAATCACGCGCATCGTTCGGGTTGGCAAAGTGTTGCATCAGGTGTCGAACAATCACCGCCAATTCCCCACTGATTTTTTCCAACAGCTGTGGGTCACGTTCCTTCGCCGGTATCGCTTCGGGAAACGTGACAATCACCCGGCGACGCGAGACACCGCCGCTACGGTCACTGAAGCGCATCGGGTTGTTATTGACTGCCAGAATCACGGCCGGGATATAGGTAGAGTAGGCATCGCGGTATTTCGGGTCGATAGCCACCGCATCGCCCCCGGTGATGGCCTTGATGCCCGCACCGTCACCGCTCCATTTCTCCTGGTCGGGCAGGATTATCAGCGAAAACCCCACCACAGAGGCGCGCTCCCGTGCCGATTCCAGGTTGTCGATGGTCGCGGAGGTGGTGTTATCTGCGCCTGCCAGCAAGCGGGCAATGGAGGCCATCACGCTTTTGCCGCTGCCACCGGGGCCGGTGACTTCCAGGAACAATTGCCAGTCGTAACGGTTCGCCAGCACCATAAACAGTGCCGCCAGAATGCGTTCCAGCTTGTCGTGATTATTCCCGGCCGCCCGCGTCAGCCACTGCCAGAAATGCGGCGCATGGTCGGCCAGGTTTTCTCCCGTGCGCGGCGGCGTGTAGTCCACGCTGTTGACGGTGCGTAGCCAATGTTCTTTACGGTGTGCGCTGAATTGGCCGCTGGCGGTATCAAACACCCCATTGCGAAAGCCTATCAGGCGTCGCACCGGTTCGCCCATCTGCGGCACCATCAGCTTGAGCGTATCCAGAATGCTGTTGATACCGGCCGCCGAGAACGGCGCACGGACCTTCTGAAACAGCGCGGCAATCTCCCGGCTGAGCTGCCGATGCGGCAGCACCTGCCAGGCACCCTGCGTATAGCGGCACAGTTCCTCACCGACTAATGGCACCGCCAGGGTATTGCCATAATGTTCAGCCAGCAGTTCTGCCTTCTCACTGGCGCTCATGGCTTTCAGGTCCGCATCGCTGAGCGTATCAAACGGACTGGGCTGTTGGGGCTGGCTGAAAGCCGTCAATTGTGCGAGCGCGGCCAGTTTGCCCTGTTGTTGGTAAACATCGTTCCAGTCACCGGTTTCTGAGGGCAATGCCAGCTTGCCGCCGCTCAATTGAGCGGCCTCGACCGCGCGGGTCTGGCCGGTGCCGTTCTCGTCATTGTCCGCCGCCAGCAGCAGCACCGCATCGGGGTAGCGGATGCGCAGCTGTTGCGCCATTGCGGGCAGGTTATTGGCACTGAGAGCCACGCAGACACTTTCCCCTGTCAATTGATGTACGGTCAGGCCGGTGGCATAGCCCTCGGTCAGCCAGATAACGTCAGTATTCTGGCCGGACAGGAAATGGCAGGCGTCTTTCACCTGCCCCCCGGCCAGCGTGCGCTTGTCACCTGCGGCGTTAATCAACTGGACGTTGACCACCTCACCGGCGCTGTCGGTCAGGGGTAACAACAGGTCGCCGGGCTGGTAAGTGATGCCGCCCACGCGCAGTGACGCCCCCTGTAATGTCAGGGTGTCGGTGTCCGACCAGCCTTTGGCGGCCAGATAGGCATTCCCCGCTTGTTGCCGGGCGCTGGCAAGGAGTTGTCTGGCCTGCTGTGCCGCCTGATGGCGCACCTGTGCTTTGTCTTGCTGTTCCTGTTGAAGGTTCTGCTCCGACCATACGGGTTCGGTTTGCTCACCCAATACCCCGGCCACTTTCACGGCGGCCTCTTTGGCGGTCACGGCCAGTGCTTTCTCAACCAGATTCAGACCATCACCGCTGCCGCACTGATTACAGAACCAGGTGCCGCGCCCTTGTTGGTTATCAAAGCGAAAACGGTCTTTACCGCCGCAGGCCGGGCAGGGTTGGGGCTTGCCGTTCGGTTGCAGGGCAATGCCGAGGGCCGGGAGTATCACCGGCCATTGGCCGGTGGCGGTGCGTACGGTCTGTGATACGAAGTGGGCGTTCATCGTCTTGTTCTCCCTTAATGCACAGTGGTGTG